AATAGGTTTTTCTAACTTTTTCATAATCGCTATCCTCAGCTAATGCGTTCACAATAGCTACCAAATAATTCTTAATAGTAGTGTTGGCTTTATCTTTTATTAAATTTATAACTTTTTCATAATCTAATAGGAAATTTAAATTTTTTATATTTTTATCACCTTTGATTAATTGATGTAGTATTTTTAAATTCGCTATGTACACTTTTAATGATGATTCACTTATATTAGGTTTTATAGTTTTAATATGTTTTTCAAGATCCATATATAATATATAATATATAATAATTTTAGATTTTTACTTTAAATTTAAAAAAAAATATAACTAGTTAAATTTAAAATATTTAAAGTTTAAGAGCATTTTTTAATCATCATCTAAAATCATACAAACTGATAATCTTTTGCATTTATCGGTTTTTTGATGTCGTTTTAAACTGTTTTTTGTAATAGTTGTACCGCATTTATCACAAATTACTTTTTCATTTATTATATGTTTATTATCTTCTCTATAATTTTTTGATTTTTCTTTTATTATTTCTTTATTTTGTTCATAATAATCTTTTTTATATTCTTTTTGTTGTTCTAAAATATTATCTTTATTTTGTTGATAATAATTTTTTTGTTTTTCATTTAGTTCATCTTTATTTTGTTGATAATAATTTTTATAATATTCTTTATCATATTCTTTTTTTTCTTCTTCACTACGATATGATTTTTTACTATTTAATGTAGCACTTAATTCAATCATTATTCTATTTTCTTCTGCTTCTGCAGCTCTTTTTTCGGTACACGGGAAATCTTTTATTTTAATCATGTAAAAATTTTCGTATCCACCATTTTCTCTAATGAATTGATATTTATATTCATTATAGTTTTTATTATTTGGATTATTACAACAACATTTATGATCATAATTTCTCAATTTAAAATTAGTAGTATGACCTACATAAATATCTTTAACATTAACATCTCTACAACATAATTTATAAATAATTGTTTTTTGATAATCTACTTTCATACTTTCTTATACTTTCTTATATTTATAATTCTAAATAATTTATATAAATAAATCAATTTAAACAATTTGTAGCTGATTAAAATTTTTGAATATTCTTGATTTAATTGGTAATTGTAGATTTATAAACATAAAATTAAAGGGTTCATCAAATACAAAATCGAATAACAATTGACTTTCTTTGGGATCAAGCGGCATAAATTCATCTGCTAATATGGCTTTTTCAGCTTTTGTAGAATTAAAGAAAAATACTTGATTTGCCTGTGAGCGTATTGTTAGTGGTATACTTTTAATCTTTTGTGAAACTATAAAACTCTGTAAAGAAGAATTATTGCCTAAAATATGTCTTCCATTGAATACCAGCTTCTTAAAAATTTTCATACTTTTTTTATCTTTCTCTAACCAAGATACAGCGTCGTCAAGAAAAACAGCAACACGATGAGGATCACCAGGTTCGCCAAGTCCAGTTTCATTATCTATAATATCCTGTAAAATACCACTCAAATTATCATTATCGCCTAAATTTATTAATTTATCTTCAGGTAAATTTAATTGCATAGTCATAGAAGGACTAATATAATAAACACTATTAAATACATTATTATATAAATTACTTTCACTTGTTCCATTTAATAAAGTTTTAATTAAACTAGATTTACCACTAGCAGGTAATCCTATAATAAGAGTGCAATTAACATAATTTAAAAATGGTTCTAAATCAGATGGTCTATCTGCCGTATTAAATTTTGCACCATTTACTTTTATATTATTTTCAATTAGTTTAATCTTCATCTATATTATTATTATTATTATTTATTTTATTTATTTTATTTACTATTTGATTTGCTAAATTTTGATTAGATTTTATTCTAGTTTGTAATGCTTCAATCGAATCAATAGTTTTATTTTGCACCGTTAAAGTAGAATTAGGATTGAACATGAATTCTACATCTATAATAAATGTATATGGAATATTGTTAAAGTCAATTATGTTATCATTACTGTCTGTAATTGTTATTTGAACTTGTCGTATACTACTTTGTGCTAATTTATGTTTAAATGGATTACTGTATTCAGTATAATATAAAATTGAATATGGTTCTAATGTTATTGGAACTATTAATAATTCACCACTACCGCTATCACCAGCATCGGTAGTTATTACATTGGTACCAACTAGATTAGATTTTATATGAAGCCCATCAAGGCTGTCGGCCATATCTACTACCTTATCACTAATCGATGGTGTACTGGTAGTAAAAGTAATATCAGTATTACTAAAACCAATAATATTATGTATATTTTTATTTGTATTAGAACCACTAGCAAAATTTATAGTTGTATTTAAAGCATTAGTTCCACTAGTTATTAAGAATGATACCTTACCCGTAGCATTATCGAATGTGATGTTATATATAAAACTAAAAGTAGAAGCGGTTTCTAGTAAATTTTTTATTTTTACAAGTAATTCTGTAATATTATAATTCCCGTCGGGTATTGTTATAGAATAACTATTAGTAGTATTATCAGTTTGCTTTTCTGTTATATCTAATTTATTATTTTTTCTAGCACTACTTAATAGATAAAATGAAAATGGTATAAAACATTTTTTTAAATAAACTATTATTATTTCATCTTTTCTAGCAACAATTTCAGTAATTAGATTATATATTTTATTACCATCATTATTATCGATTGATGTACCATTTTTAGAATTTAAAATTAATTCAACTGGTAATCTAGGAATATAATTATCTTTATTATTCATATATATAATATTTATAATATTTTAAAAAAAAATACTTTTATAAAATTAAAAAATCTAATTTGTTAAACCTTGCATAATATCTTGTTCTGTTCTTGTTTGTATATCTTCAGTTTGAGGTAATTCAGGTAATTCTTCAAATAAATCAGCTAATTCTTGTTCAACCCTAATAGCTTCAATTTTTTCTTTTGCATCTGCAGATGCTGTTCTTTCTAGGGGTAAATCTTGTTTACCTAATATTTGCTCTGTTTCTTCTCTTAATTCTTCTGATTCTTTTCTTAATTTTTCTGATTTTGTTTTTCTAGGTCTTATTTTTTTTGAATCATTAATTTTACTTTGTGTTTTCCCTATTTCTTGTCTTAAATTTTCTTCTTGTTCTCGTTGTCTTAATGGATTTCTTGAACCTGACCTTATATCTCTATTATTTAAAGTATTTGTATCTGTATTTCTTATTTCATTTAACATATTTTGTGCTTGAGCTACATTAGAATTTAAATTACTCATAGAACTTTGTAATGTATTTCCTAATGCTTGACCTAATGATTGTTCAGCAACATTTCTCATTATATCTGTTGATTGTTGCCTTTCTAAATTTTGTATATCTCTATTATTTCTATTAATTCTGGTATTTAATCTATTTAATATTCCACCAGTAGCCAAAGCACCAACTGCTAAAGTAGATTGTGCTAAATTAATATCTGGTAAATTATCATAAATAGTTTGTAATGTTGGTTGTGGTGTTGGTGTAGGTGTAGGTGATTGTGATGGTGAAGGTGAAGGTGAAGGTGAAGGTGAAGGCGAAGGTGAAGGTGAAGGCGAAGGTGAAGGTGGTGGTGGTGGTCTAACATTAGGAATATCTTGAACTTGAGATTGTCCACTTGGTAAATTTGAATTAATCCAATTTTTAAAATAATTTAATTTTGATTTAACAGTTCTATAAGCACCGCCAATTTCTGCTTGACTAGGTATATAATCATTAGCAGTATTAGCAAATTGTTTAGTAGTAGTATATAATACAAATAAATCAACTGGATCTAAATTTCCAGATTCATATTTTTTTAAAACTTCATTATATGCTTTTTTCATGTTCTTAAAATCTTTTATGGGTTTTGCTAATTCTACTTTTGTTTCTTTTTCTAATCTATCTTTTAATAAAGTTGCTGATAGACGAGGATCTTGAACTATCTGTGGTGGTGATGGTACAGTTAACCGTAATCTATCTAATATATTAGCTATTGCTTGACTTCCTTTTGTTCTTTCAACTTTATCCATAACTTTTTTAGCAACTTTTTTGAAATCTTTTTTAGGCATTTTCTTTTTCATTTTATCTAATTTTTTCTTAACTTTTTGTTTTAAATCTTTTTTAGTTTTCTTCTTTTTTTCAACCATATTATATATAATTAAAATAAAATATTATTAATTAAAATAATTTTGATAAACCTCGGCCAAAACCTCTAGCCAAAGATTTACCAACAGATTTTCCAGCACTTTTAATTGCACCTGCCCCACCAACAGGCAAAAACCCTAGAGGAGTTAAGGCGACGTCAGTAATTGTATCAACATTACCAGACTTTAATTT